TGCGCTTGCCATTGCTTCGTATCTTACCAGTTTCCCAACTTCAGCCGTACTTCGCCGACCTCGGGAGGCCTGTCGCCTTGGGAGAGACGCTCGCCCTCTTTGGCGAAAAAGGCGGCCATCAACCTGTCGCCGGTATGGTCACGGGAGTTGTAGACCAGCATCTCGCCGATCCAGGCCTGGATGTCGGGACTGCACTGGCCGCCCTGGTTGGGGATGATCCACTTCGCCGCCGCCATCTCCGCTCCCATCGTCTCAAGGCCGAACGTCGCGTCCCACTTCTTGGCGGCTGTCGTGTTGTACGGGACGATGGGGATCGCCGTCGTCTCTTGTAGGATCTGGCGGAGCCAATCTTGCGCGGCGACCGTTTCGACCACGAAGATGGGGTGGAAGCGGCGGGAGAACTCCACCACCTTGGCCATGATGTCCGTGACCTTCCAACGCCCGCTCTCCACCCACAGGACTTCACGATCTCCATTCGGGTGGATGAGCAAAACGAAGAGCACGGTTAGGTCGTTCTTGGCGTCGAGTCCGACCGCCAGGTCCACCCCGCAATAGACGCTGCAGCCATACGGCACTTCGCGAATGGCATACGGCGGCACTTTGCCATTGCCGCGCCCCAAGCACTTATCGATCCAATCGCGCCGGAATCGAGACGCCGAGTCGTCCACGCAGACGCAGTCGAGCTGGATTTGCGACTCGATGGGGCCGAGCTCCAGCCGGCGTTTCGCGATGCGCTCAAGCGACCAGCGCTGCGGGCAGGTCGAGCTGCCGTCCGGGTTCTGGATGGGAAACTTGAAGCCGTGCCAGAGCGGGTTGTCTGCCAGCCGATGCAGCAAGTCTTGGTTGTGCCAGACGTTCCCGATCCCGAGGATCCGCCCATCCACGGGCGAGACGCGGCCTGGTATCGTCTTGTGGTACCAGTCCCAGCACCCGTCGCGCATGTGCTGGCTGTGCGTGTTGTCCCAGGTGAGCACGTCGTCGAGGATCACCCGGTTGAGACGCGAGCCCTGGATATTGGAGCCGATCCCTACCACCTGGACGCTCGGATCCTTGGCCATGACTCCGGGCCGCTTGACCGTGAGCTGCTGCGTGTTCCACGGGCCATTGGGATCGGGAACCAGGTCGGGAAAGACCTCCCGCAGCTCGGGCGAGTTGACGACGTAGTTCCCGATGAGGCCTGCGATCTTCGCGGCCTGCGTGGCCGTCGCGCTCACAATCGCGAAGCGGAGACCCGGGTTGCGGCCCAGCTCCCAGAGCGTGCGCGCCACGGACATCTGGAGGGTTTTGCCAGCCTCCATGTGTGACCACATCACAAGCCGGTCGTACTTGTCGGCCAGCCGATGCCAGAGCCTCTGCGTCGCGCTCACCTCCATCATGCCGCCCGTGGTCTCGTCCCGCATGACGAACGAGAAAAACGTCGGCATGTCGATGCGGGCCAGCTTGATGAGCTCGCGCCGGTATTTGCTCGCTTCCGCGCGCAGAAAGTCCAGGGGTGGAGGGCGAGCCGCGAACTTCTGACCGAGCTCGACCGACTGGATTTCCACCGCTACCGCGCCTTGGCTTCCAGGATGGATTCAACTTCCGTCCCGCTGACTACGCGCTCAGGGTGCTCGGATATCTCCACCAGCCGTTCGCGGGCGATGGCTGCATCCCGCTCGTCTTCGTGCCGGCTATTGCCCTTGGCCCGGCGTCGCCCGCCGGCTTTCAGCTCCGATAGCCGCTGACCCGTGCTCGCCAGCACCGAGGCCTTGCCCGTGAACTTCTCCCATCGGGCTACGGCTACGTCCACATAGCGGGGCTCCAGTTCCATGGCGAAGCAGCGTCGGCCGTGCATCTCGGCGGCGATGATCGTGGTGCCGCTGCCGCAGAATGGATCATAAACGGACTCACCGCGCTTGGAATTGTTCGCGACGAGCCGTGACATGCATTCCACTGGCTTCTGCGTGCTGTGGCCGGTCTCTGACTTCTGCGGCTTGGCTATCTGCCAAAGCGTCGTTTGCGTCCGGTCGCCGTTGTAGTGCCCGGTCTTGCCGGATCGCACAACGTACCAACAAGGCTCGTGCTGGTAATGATAATCGCCTCTCCCGATGACCAAGTGGCTCTTGGCCCAAATGATCTGAGAGCGCGCCTTGAATCCAGCGGCCACTAAGGATCCGAGCACCTCCGTGGCATGCAGGTCTGCATGCCACACATAGCCAACATCTCCGGGGAAGAGTGCCCAGGCCTCGCGCCAGTCTGCTCGCTCGTCATTCGCGACTCGCCCAAGCGCGCTATCTTTCCTGTTGCCCATCGATGCGCAATGTTTCGCGGCCTCGTCTCTCCACTCGGCATCGTATTTCACTCCATAGGGGGGGTCAGTGACCATCAAGTGAGGCTTTTCGGTGCCGAGAAGGCGCGCCACATCCTCAGCCTGCGTGGAGTCGCCGCATAGCAGCCGATGCTCGCCCAGAATCCACAGGTCGCCGCGCTTCGAGACCGGCTCGGCGGGGGGCTCGGGCACCTCGTCGGGGTCACAGTTGCCATCCTTCCTGTCGGGCTCGGGCTGACTCTCCCACTGCTGCACCTGAAGCGCATCGAGCTGCAGCGTTCCGAAGTCCGCGTCCAGCTTGAGCGCGTCGAGCTGCTCCAGCACCAGCGGCTGGAACGCGCCCATGATGTTCATGTTGTTGGCGGTGATGTTCGCGATGCGCTGCTCCTCGGGCGTCCAGTCGACGTAGCGCACCGGGAAGCGCTCCTTGGTCTTCGGGTGCAGGATGAAGCCCCAGTCGCCGCTCCGCTGGATGCTCTTCGCGCCCGCGGCCTTGAGCGCCGCCACGCGCTGATGCCCGGACACCAGCTGTTTCGTCCGGCGGTTGAAGACGATGTCCAGAGCCCCGAAGCGCTCCATGCTGCGCGCCAGGCCCGCCGTCGCTTCGTCAGTCATGCGTCGCGGGTTCGCCGGATCGGGAACCAGGGATGTGATGCGCTCGGACTTCAGGGTGCTCATCGGCTACTCATCGACGTGGATACTGCCTCCTTCGGCTGCCAGTCCATCAACGAATTTTCACGCTCCCCACGAAGGGCGGCACCGGAATCTGCGAGCGGCCGCCCGGTACGCCGCCCGGCATGCTGGGGGGGATTCCCCCCGGTATCCCGCCCGGGACGCCGCCCGGCGCGCCTACCGGCACTATCTGGGCCTCCAGGACCGGCGGTGCCTCGGGCGCGCGAATGGACCGTACCTCCAAGGGCTCAGGCAGGTCCTGCTTATCCCCTACCGCGTATTCCGACAGCACGCGCAGGCTGCCCGTGATCATCTTGGTCAGTTCGGCGGGGTCCGTCGGTGCTTCGGAAATCTGAATAGGGCCGCCGCCCGCCCCGCTCAACTCCATCGCTTCGCGAGGCTTGCCGAACAGCGTCAGCCAGATGCGCTCGGCCCACTCTTGGTCTCCCTGGATGGCCTTCAGGAAGCCCGCCCGCCACAAGACCTTCCACCAGGTTCCCGGGATCTGACGCTGCTTTCCCTCCGGCCCGATCATGAGCGGCGTACCGTCCAGGTTGCACGCCTGCTCCATGGAAACCTCGCGCAGCAGGCGGCGGACCTGCGGCTGGCGCGAGAGCGTCCCGTCGCCCGCGATGTACTGCTCGATCTCCTCCAGCTCGCGCTGCTCCGGCTTCATGCTCCCGGGCGGGCTCAGTGTCGGATCGCCGCCCATGGCGCGCAGATTCTCTTCCACCTGCGCGTCCTTCCTGGTGTTCTGCGCGGAGGGCCCAGGCGGATCCGGCGGGCGCCGCTTCCGCCGCTGCACGGGCGTGATCACCTTCGCGGCCATGGACTAGTCCGCCGCCAGCTCGTCCGCGTCGCCTTCCGGCAGCTCCGGCCCGGGGTCAGCACGCTCCTTGTGCTGCTCCGCCACGGCGGTCAGATAGCGCCGCTCGAGAATCCGGATCATGGCGTCGTCGATGCGCTTGCACTGACGCCGCGAGGGGAATGCGTGGCCCCGCTCGTACAGAACCATCGAGGCGTGCCGGATCCCGGATTCTTCCTCCAGCTCTCTCTGGGTGATGCCGACGAGCCCCCGCAGAATGCGCGTTTGCAACATGAAAACTGCTCTAATTGTACCCAGGCGCCGCGATCGCGGTCAACCCAAGCACATCTAAGTGTTTTCAGGCACTTGCGCGAAAAGTGCTCTAATTGGTCGCGAGGCAAGCGATGAGCTACGCCCCCTCGACAAGACCACCGAAGTAATGTCTCAGGACATGGCCCTCTGAGCGGGCTTTGCGAGAGCATGCCCCCGTCTTTGGCAGCGTCCAGATAGCCAATCTCAAGGCATAGCCCCCTGAGCAGGCATTTCGAGCAGCGAACAGATGGCCACTTGTTCGCTGCCGCTTGACTATCACCGGAGTTTCTGCAGCTGGTACTTGCTCCGCAGCTCGGCCGCTTCCTTCTCGATGGCCAGGAATGCTTCGTGGGGCTCTTTCCCGGACTGGTACATCTCGTTGAGCTTGGCGAAGAGCATCCGGAACAAGATGTCTTCGGTGACCGCGCCGCGAAACTCGTTCGGATCTCTGGTGACCTTGACCATTACCCCATCGGGCGCCACCAGCGCGTAGAGCCCTGCGGCTTCGCCCACGTCCTACTCCTCTCCGTCGAAACGCGCGCCGGTGTTCATGTCCACGAGCCCGGCTGCTTGCTCGATTTTGCTCAGGGCCTCCTGCGCCTCCTCGAGCTGCTCCTGGAGCTGGTCCAGGACGCGGCGCAGATGCGCGGTCTCGCGCCTCACTGTCTCGTGGTCGGTGTCTCGCATCCTCGTCTCCTCGTGGTTCCCGGTGGCCGAGTCAATCAGCGCCGCCGGGATGGGGTGTGCTACGCGGACGTGGCCTGCTGAGTTTCGAGCGCATCCTCCAACGCGTCCTCACACTCGCTCAGCGCTTGCACCAGATAGCTGGCGTGCTTCGGGTCGTCGCCTCCGATGCCCGCTGCGCGTGCGCGTGTGGCGCACTCTCGCAATACATCGCGCGGGTCGGTCCCACGAGCCACGACCTTGCGCCTGCCGTGCTCCTCGTCGTATCCCTGCGCGCTTCCCCAGGTCTCCAGCACGACCGCGCGGTACTGTGCACCCTTGTGGCCCACGCCGACCTCGACGTCATGGTAGTGGTGACCCGGCACGTGGCCGTACTCGTGACCCTTGCATGCTTCCGCGATCGTCTTAAATCCGCTGCTCATCTTCATGACCTTGCTCCTTCTTTGGGGCTGCCGGCGTCCGGCCGGCTCGGTAGTTCGCTTCGTCCCACCCGCCTCCGCCGAGACAGGCGGACCGCTGCGGACTACAGCGCGTATTGCCGCTGCACGGTCAGGTCGGCGTCTGGGTAGGTGACCTGGACTCGCGCCGTGTACCAGTTCTGGTTCGGGCAATCGCA